TATGCTCTTTCTGGAAGATACTATACAGTTTCTGTAAATATCACAACGGCTACTGCAGTAAATTATTACTTAGATGTTTATATTAATGGAGTTTTAACAAATTCTTATTTAAATAACGGCTCAAATATTTTTAATGTTATCACTTATGGGACTTATAATGCTACAACAGATTATTCATTTAAATTACGTTCATCTGCTGTAATGACATTTACAGGAACAGTTGATTATTCTTATAATTATACAGTACAAAACTTAGACTATCCTACAATAAATGAACCCCCTTACAACGATTCATTAAGTTATTCAGAATCAATAACAAGTGCAACAACAACTAACTACACTAATCTTTCAGCATTTGCACCTGAAATGAAAGTAATGGATTTTATGAAGGGTATCTTTAATACGTTCAATTTAACGGTTGTTTCAACTTCGCCTACTTCATTTAGATTTCAAACATTAAAAGATTTCTATAATTCAGGCAGTATAAAGAATATTACACCTTATGTTATATCAAATGAGTTAACAGTTTCAAGACCTAAGCTATACAATGCTATTTCTTTTGAATACGAAAAGAGTGAATGTTTTTTAAATCGTGTTTACTTCGATTTATTCAGTAAAGAATATTCAAATTTAAAGGCTGTGTTTGGTTACGATGGTGGAGATTATATAATTAAGCTACCGTTTGAAACTTTAATGCACACAAAATTCACTAATACAGATTTGCAAGTTGCTTACACGTTAGGTACTTCACCTGAATACAAGAAATATATTCCAAAACCTGTACTACTTTACCAGAATAAATACACAAATATAGGAGTAGGACAAGATTTAAAGTTCTATAATGGCACAACTACTGACACAATTACCGATTATATTCCATTCGGTCAAGATGCTGATATAAGTGGAGTTGATTATTCATTGAATTTCAATAGTGATATTTCAACTTATACAGAAAACATAGAGAATAACAGTCTTTATGCTACATATTACGAAGAGTATTTAACTAACTTATTCAGCTCAAAGACTAGACTTGTTGACGTAAAGGCTATTATTCCTATAAATATGCTTTCTAAACTAAAGTTAAATGATAGTTTGATTATTAGAGATAAGAAGTATATTATAAATTCAATGAAAACTAATATTACAAGTGGTGAGGTTTCATTCAGTTTAATAACAAATCAAAGAGAATCAGTAGATTTTAATCAAACGATATATATTGACTATTTAGCACAAAATGTTTTAGTTGATTTCTCTATCCCTGAAGATTATAGTATTGTAATTTCTACACCAATTGAAACGCAATTTGCTACACCGAATGATTATACACCAACGGGTGAACAACAGATAACTTTAGCGTGTACAATTAATGCTACTACATTGACTAGAACAAATACTTTTCCTATGGTTGTAACTACTCCAGACGGTGTGCTTCCAAATCAGTATTTAACAATAGTTCAATCTCCTGAAATTGGATATAGAATAGTTGAAACTACTACGGGGGCAATTCCTAGAATTACTGAAGATGGACAAAAACGAATAATAGAATAATATGAAAGAAATATTTGATATGCTGAAATTGGATTCGTTCTATAATGTAAGCGAAGAAATTGAAATTGCAAAGGGTAGGAATGAGATTCCAACAACTATTAAAGGAGCGTTAAAACAAGCTAAAAGAGTTATAAGATGGAAAGTAAGAAGATAGTAGTTGAAGTCGAAAGTAACTTAGGTAGTTTAAAATCACAACTTAGAGAAGCACAAGCTGAAGTTGGTGCTATGTCTGATAAATTCGGAGCAACAAGTAAAGAGGCTTTGAACGCTGCGAAGGCTGCAGGTATTTTAAAAGACAAGATAGGAGATGCTAAAGCGTTAACAGATGCTTTCAATCCTGACGCTAAATTTAAAGCGTTGACAGCTTCAATGAGCGGAGCGTTAAATGGCTTTCAAGCTGTTGAGGGTGCAATGGGGTTATTCGGTGCTGAAGGTGAGGCAGTTCAAAAGACGCTTTTAAAAGTTCAAAGTGCTATGGCTTTGGCACAAGGTGTTGATGGTTTATTAGAAGCTAGAGATGCGTTTAAAACGTTTGGTGCTACTGCAATGAATGCTTTTAAAAGTATTGCTGCTGCTGTTGCTGCCAATCCTTTAGGTTTATTATTAACTGTTATTGCTGCTGCTGCTGCTGCATTTGTTTATTTACAGTCAACTGCACAAACGGCAGGAGATAGAATAGTAAAAGGATTTGATGGTGTTGCAAATGCGATTTCACAATCAACTAAAAATCTTGAAAAACAGAATAAAATACAAAATAGTGCTACGAATGAAACGTTAAAGAATCTTGATAGAGAAGCTAGAACAAGAATTGCAATGGGTGAAAATTCCGTTAAAGTTCAAAGAGAAATTAATAACGCAAAAATAAAAGAGCTAGAAATAGCAATAGAAAATGACAGAGCGTTGGTTAGACAAAAGAAAGGTGAGTTAGAAATAATTCAAACAATAGAAGCTCAAACAAAAGCTAGATTAGTTGCTCAAATATCAAAAACAAAAATTGACTTATCAAATAGTTTAACCGATGCAGGTCGTGCGTGGGAGTATAAAAAGTTGGCAGAATTAGCTGAGCAATATGCGAAAGTTGAAAGTGATACAAATAAAACAAAACAAGAGTCTTTAAAGTTAATTTATGCTACTACATCAGAAATAGTAGCATCAAAAGACGCAGTTGCAAATCTTAAAATTGAACAACTAGAGTTAAATAAAGCTGAAAAGGAAGGTAGAGATTCAAAGAAAACAGATGAGCCGTTTAAGTTAGATAAGATTGGAACTTTAAAAACTAAAGCAGTTGAAGAGTTAGCGGTTAAAAGAGAAATATTAGAAGTTGATTTTAGTCTAGAAGAGGAGTATAGATTAAAAGGAATAGAAGCTGAAAGACTAGCAAACGAAAAGAAAGCATCTGACAAAAAAGAAGCTGATAAAATAGAACGTGATAGAATCCAACTTGTGGGTATGCAATCACTTGACGCTACAAAACAAGGACTTCAAGGCATTTCAGATTTAGTTGGAGCATTTGCAGGAAAATCTAAGGCAGCACAAAAGAAAGCATTTAACACACAAAAGAAATTAAACATAGCAATAGCAACAATCGATACTATCAAAGGTGCGGTATCTGCATTTACGGGAATGACATCTACAATACCTGGCCCTGTTGGTATTGCTTTAGGTGTTGTTGCTGCGGCGGGTGTTGCTGCTTCAGGAATTGCACAAGTTAAGAAAATTTCATCTACTACTTTTGACGGTGGTGGTGGTGGTGGAGATGGTGGTGGCGGTGGTGGTCTTGGTGGTATGAATGCTCCCTCTGCTCCAAATCCTGCAAGTTTCAATGTAGTAGGTAACTCAAATACAAACCAATTAGTTGAAGGTTTACAGTCTGCACCAATTAAAACGTATGTTGTAGGTGGAGATGTTACAACGGCACAAAGTTTAGATAGGAATAAAATAACAACAGCATCAATTTAAAAATGTTATAAGAGTATGGAAAAGTTACAAGAAATAGAATTGACAATTAAGAGTGCTGAAGATGGTGTATTTGCCGTTTCTTTAGTTGAAAATCCTGCAATAGAAAAGGACTTTGTGTTCTTGTCTTCTGATAATGTAGAATTAAAAGTAATTGACGAAGAAAGACGTATTGTAGTAGGTTTCGCTTTAGTTCCTGAAAAGAGAATATTTAGACGAATGAATGGCAAGGATTTTAATATCTACTTCACTAAAGAAACGGTTGCACAAACGGCTGAAATCTATATGAAGAAATTGAATCTAAATAACTTTACTACAGAACATGAAGAAAAGGTACAAGGAGTATCAGTTATTGAATCTTGGATTGTGGAGGATTCTAAGAATGATAAATCTAATTTATATAATCTAGGTGCTAAAGGTGGTGAATGGGTGCTTATGTCAAAGATTTACAATGATGAAGTTTGGAATGAAATCAAACAAGGAACATTCAAAGGTTATTCTATTGAAGGTGCATTTGATGGATTTGAACAACTACATTCTAAAGATGAAATGATTATAAATGAACTAAAAACTTTGATAAATGGCTAATACTATAAATACAGCTTATCTAGTTCAAGCCGATACTTTAGAAACGGAATCTAATATATCTGTAGAAGATGGTGTAATTCATTTGTATAACGGTGCATTGAAGTACCATTACAACGGTGCAATATTACCTATTAGTATTGCTTCTATTACAAATGGTGATATTGTTTTTGTAAGCAACAAGAATGATTTTCCAACGGCAGTAAGTGGTGTTATTACATTAGCTGACAATGTGACATACTTTATTACGACAACTGTTGACTTGCTAGGTGATCGTTTAGTATGTGGAGTGAATACAACTTTAATCGGTGGTAGTTCTGAAAATTGTCGTATTAAAAGTACTGGACTTGCAACGGCTTTAATTACTTCGAATTATTCTTTACCTATTCGTAACATAACAATAGAAGCTGCTTTAGTTTTAGACCTAGACGGTGACGGTACTACAACGGCACTCGATTGGTTTGGCGTAAACTTTACTGATTGCGCTGTGATTGGAACTATTAAAGACTATACTAACTTTGTAATGTCTGATAGTGCTTTTCTTAATAGTGGAGGTATGACGTTGGATGGTACAATAGGCTCTATTGCATTCTCTAGTTGTTTATTTGATTGTAACGCTTCAAATACTGCATTTATTATTCCTGGAACGGCAAATATTACTAGACGTTTTAGAATTATTTATAGTTCATTTATTGTAGGTAGTGGCGAAACAGGTATAAATGTAAGTGCAAGTGCTACAATTTCAGATGAAAGATACATATTAGATACGGTTAACTTTAGTGGTGGTGGTACTTATTTAGATGGTGTTGGCGTAACTTCTAACAAAGCGTTATTTATTAACTGTGTTGGTATTACAAACAGCGCAGTTAACGGTCAAATTTATATGCAAGGTAATACAACGGCTACGACAGTAAGTGTTACTAATACATTCTATAAGGTTGCCGGAACAACAACTGCTAGTATAGATAATTCTAAGTACTTAATGCCACAAAATAATAGATTGACAAACGATGCAGCAGTAACTAGAAAGTATCTTATTCAATGTATCTTATCATTTACGGGTACGGCAAATGATGTTTATCAATTTGGATTCTATGATAGCAAATTAGGAACAATTAGAACACCATCTAAAACTAAGTCAACTTCAAATAATAACGGGCGAAATGAGAGTGTTTCTTTCGGTTGTGTAGTATCTCATGTTGCAGGTGACTATATAGAAATTCACGGAACAAACAATAGTGGTTCTAGAAATTTTACGGTTACAGATATGAATTTTATTATAACAGAAATTAAGTAATTATGGCAAAGATTAAAAGACCAACAAAAGAAGATTACGAGAAGCAATCTAAAGGTCAAGGTATAGGTACAACTATCGGACAAGGTGTAAGTGTTATAACTCATCCTTAAGCAATTTACAACAGAAAGAAATAATCTGTGTTTTAATTGTAATAACTAAAAATATACACAAATGAGTCTAAAAGAAAATGTTAATTCTGTGCTTCGTGCCGTTGGTTTGAAAGCAGTTGAATTTAAACTAGCACAAATGAAGTCAGATGACGGAGTTACAGTTTATGAAGCTGAATCATTCGAGCCTGAATATTCAGTCGGTATTGTTACACCTGAAGGTATTGTTCCTTGTCCTGTTGGTGACTACAATTTAGAAGATGGTTCTATTATGGTAGTTGCTGTTGAAGGTGTTATTGCTGAAGTTAAACAAGCTGAAGCAGAACAAGAAGTTGAAGTAGAGATTGAATCTCCTGAAGATGCACCCGTAGCAATGGAAGAAGCACAAACAGTTAAGAAGGTAGTTGAATCAATTACTAAAGAAACATTCTTTTCTGAAATTGAAGCATTGAAAAAAGAAAATCTTGAATTGAAAGCACAACTAGAAGCGAAAGTTGAAGTAGTTGAATTAGCTGAAGAAAAGGAAGTTGAACCTATTAGATTCAATCCTGAAAATTCTAAGCCAGTTGAAACATTCAGATATGCTAAAGGTGCTGCACAAACTACTTTGGATCGAGTTTTAAACAAACTAAAATAATATAAATGGCTACAACAACAACAACTTCAAACGACTTACAATATACTAGACGAACACAGTCTACTATTACTGCTACAGTCTCATTAACAGAAGCAGATGCAGGAATTGACTACAATGTCGCTACAGATGCTTTAGTAATTACATTGCCTCTTATCGAAGCTGATAACTTAGGAATGGAATTTTTAATTAGAAACACAGGTGCTAACGGTGCAAACATTATTACTTTGTCTCCTGCTTCAGCTGATAGTATTAACGGTAGAGTTTCAACGGCTGCTGCGGATTCAGTTGCAGGTGGTGTAGTAAACAAAGATTTCGTAAACACTAAAGCTACTGCTAAGAAAGGTGATTATGTTAGAATCAAAGCTGTTGCTTTAACTGCATGGTACATTTCAGATGGTCAAGGAGTTTGGGCTTCTGAAGCATAATATTAAATAATTAAACAAATAAAATAAATAAATTTTAAAAAATGGCTACAACGACTAATATCACTTCAAGCTATGTGGGCGAGTTTGCTTCCAAGTTTGTATCTGCAGCGTTATTATCTGCAAACAGTTTAGAAAATGGTGGATTAACTATTCTACCAAACATTAAGTATAAGCAAACATTACCTAAGATGTCTATTGACGGTATCTTAAAAGATGCTACTTGTGATTTTACTGCAACATCTACAGTTACTTTGACTGAAAGAATCTTGACAGTAGAAGATTTCCAGGTTAATTTACAATTGTGTAAAAAAGATTATCATTCAACATTCTTAGGAATGGAGCAAGGATTCTCTGCTCATGATGTATTGCCTAAATCTTTCGCTGATTACCTTATTGCATTAGTTGCTGCTAAAGTTGCTGCTACTGTAGAAACTAACATCTGGTCAGGTGCTACTGCTACTTCAGGTTCTTTTGATGGTTTCGAAGTTCTTTTAGCTGCTGATGCTGCTTTACCTGCTGCAAATGAAGTTGGTGGTGCTGCTGTATCTGCTTCTACTATCATTGTTGAACTTGGTAAAATTGTTGATGCTATTCCTGCTGCTCTTTACGGTCAAGAAGGATTAAGAATCTATGCTTCACGTGCAATCGTTAAGGCTTACATTCGTGCATTAGGTGGATTCGGAACAAGTGGATTAGGTGGTAACGGTGTTAACGCTCAAGGTACACAATGGTATACAGATGGTTCTTTGTCATTCGATGGTATTCCAATCTTTATGGCTTCAGGTATGACTTCTACAGTTGCTATCTGTACTTACCCTGAAAACTTGTTCTTTGGTTGTGGTTTGTTATCTGATACTAACGAAGTAAAAGTAATTGATATGTCAGATGTTGACGGTTCGCAAAATGTACGTGTTGTTATGCGTATGGCTATGGGTATTCAATATGCTAACGTTACAGATATTGTTACTTACGGAATCACTAACGGAGCAAATTAATATTAACTAATTATTAATTTAGAAGGGGTGGTGCAATATACACCATCCCTTTTTTAATACATATAAAAATGGCTTGTGAAATAACATTAGGGCGTATAGAGCCTTGTAAAGACAGCATTGGTGGATTAGATGCAATATACTTCGTTAATGACGGAGATGCAACGGGTTACACTTATGATGCTGTAAACAGCGATGCAATTGAAACTGTAACAGGTACACCAACAGCATTTAAATACGATTTGAAAGGAAGTAATAATACTTTCGTTGAAACTGTTAACTCATCTAGAGATAATGGAACTACTTTCTTTGAACAAAAATTATCTATTACATTAAAGAAACTTTCTGTAACGGATCACAAACAACTTAAATTGTTGATTTACGGAAGACCAAATGTTATCGTTAGAGATAATAACGGAAATTTCTTCTTAGCAGGAAAAGACTTTGGAATGGATGTAACGGGTGGTACAATTGATAG